GAAATCCAGGACCTTGTAGGTCACGCCCTCGATCTCCAGCTCGTAATCCGTCTGGGAGGCCCCTGCCAGATCGCTGGTACGCCCGACAAAGGTCAGGGTCGCGGTGGATAAGCCATGATCCCCCGTGTCGAATATCTCCTTCTCGCTGTCGAAGATACCCTTGACTCGGATCCGCTGCCCATCGGGATCCAGTATGGCCTCGACGCCGAAATCATCGACGTCGAGGAATGCTTCCCTGTCAAGCTCGCTCTCGAAGCTCATGCTCGGTTGCTAAGCTCCTCGGAGTCTTTCTGGGTTGTGCGACGTTTGCCCGGGGGCGCCTTGGTCGGAGCGTCGTCTACGTCTTCGGCCGGCATAAGCTTGCTGGCGAACGTGACAGCGATAAGGGTTGGAAGCGCGATTCGATCGCCCGGGTAGTACGCATCGCCCTCGTGATAGAAACTCTTGAGGACGACAAACTCTTTGATTTCGGCCTTGGGCATAATCTTCTCCTTCTGTGTGTGATTGAAGTTGGTGGAGCCTACCGGGCTCGAACCGGTCACCCCCTGCTTGCAAGGCAGGCGCTCTCCCAACGATGAGCTAAAGCCCCACTGCTTGAACGCAAGTATTTAGTGCGAAAGCGAGGTTAAGACGACTGCACAAAGGAAGAGGGCGGCCCTTGTGAGACCGCCCTCGATGGAGCGCTTGTTACGCCCTCAGGATGTGTCACCGGCCTTACGTGGTGGCGATTTCCTGGCTCGAAGAGAAAGCCTCCGGGTAACGCACGGCCACGTCGACGTCGACGAGCGCGCGAACGGCCACCTTGCCCTTCGCAAAGTCGTCAGTCAGGCCCGAGTCGCTGGCGTTCAGCTCGATCACACCCCACTCGCCGATCATGACCTGCGAGTAGTCACCGTAGATCAGCGCGGACAGAACGTTGCCCGACGTGCTCTTGGCCAACGTGCTAGGCACGCCATTGGTGACCGCAAACGGGTAACCAAGCAGGGTCTGTCCGACCTGCTTGATCATCACGCTATCGGTGCTGGCGACCTTGGGCGTGGTGGAAAGCTTGTAGTCAACTTTCGGGTTGGTGAGGAAGCCCATTGTCCCCTCGACGTTGTCAACCGCGACCTCACGGATCAGCTCGTTGACCATCGCAAAGGTCGGTGCACCACCGGTAGCACCCAGCGAGCTGGCCGCGCCGATGCCGGACGTCTGGAGGATGCCGGTAGGTTCACCGGAACCACCGCCATTGATCGCAACGCCGTCGATTGCGGCGGTCATCCCGTTGAGCAGATCCTGGCGGACCATAGCCTCGACGGAGGGCGAAGACTGACGCATCAGCTTGTGGCTCAGTCTGACCAGAGCGCCCGCGACCTTCGGAGAGAGGGTCACCTCGGTGGGGTTTGGAGTCGACTCGGTGATAGCCGTGTCCTCGGTGGCCAGCCAGTAAACCGTAGCGCTTGCGCCCCGAGGAATCTCAACGTTACCGACGAGTCCGCTCAGAACCCGGGCTCCCAGCCTACGCAGGACCGACCTGTTGTAGAGCGGGGAAATGTACTCACCGGCCAGGTGATCCGTGCCGACCAGCTCGCCACTGTTGTTGGCCACGTCCATGACGCGGATACTGGCATACTGACGCAGGTAATCGTCGGGCAGGAAGAACCCGGAACTCTCGCGATCAAGGCGCTTGGCGATCTCGCGCGATGCTTCTCGCTCCAGGCCGGCATCGGACCAATCCTTGTTCAGGCTGGCACGCAGAGCACGCATCAGGCTGTACTTGCGGACCTGATTGGACTCCATGTCGAGGTTGGTGACGGGCTGGACCTTGGTCTGCGCGTTGCGCTTCTCGACCTCTGTAAGGACGACGTCCTTGAACTCAGCCACGGAGCGTCCGTCGCGGACGAACTGCTCGGCTGCCTCTACGACACCGAACCGGCGACCGAGAGTTGTGATTTCGGCAGTACGCTGCCGCTCTTCCGAGCGAATCTGCTCGGCGTTGACCTCTACCTTAGGCTCGGTAGAAGCGGGAGTGGGAGTCTTGTCAGGCATTTCACGTTCCTCAGAGTTTGAAATGTGGGTTTCGCCAGAGCGGCCTACAAATGCCTCGGGATCTGCCCCGACTGCAACGAAGCTCGCTTCGTACGGTTGCCACCTCGTGGCAACAAATATGGGCGTTTCGCCGTCCTTGACCTCCTGCTCATCGAACTCTCGGACGATGTATCCAATGCTGAGATTACTCCTAATCCCATCACGTACATCCGTCAGGATCTCGGTGGAAAGGTCCGACTGTCCAAAGCGAACTTTGGCCCGAAGGATTCGTTCATCGGTGTCGAGCTTCACCTTTTCGATGACGCCGATCACCTTGTCATGGTTGTGGCCCAGCAGAAGAGGAGCCCGACCCGAATTGAGAAAAGAGACGTCGACCGCCTTCTTTTCGTGAGACAGGATCTCCTGACCAAACCACCTCTCAACGGGAGTCTCGGAGCTGATGGCCACTTCGACGACACGATCGTCTTCGCCTTCCACCTGCCGCACATGTCCGGCGAGGCCGAATACGTGTTGGCGCTTTTCTCCAAGCATTCTCCGTCCCATAGCATCACTATTTAGTGGCAATGCCTTGGTGGGGTGCGCGTCTTTCCACGCGCTCTCGCAAATTGCATACCGTTGAGGGTCATCGTACTCCGCGACCATCACAGGATCACTCGTGCATCGAGCGATGAAATCGTCATGTTCCTCACCATCAAGCGGCTTAGGTATTGGCATCGGGCTCTTCCTCAATCTGCGTGACATCGGTACTTACACCGTACCGGGCTTCCAATTCGCGCTGCTCCTGCAGCTCCATCAGGATCTCTTCGTAATCGCGGCCCTGCTGAGCAACGATGTTGATCTTGCTGTCCAGGTTGTTGTCGAGCGACTTCTGGATTGCATCCAGTTCCTTGGCCGGATCGACCCACTGCCACCGGCGTGCTTTCCATTCGACCGCGCTGAACTTCTGCAGCTTCTCTTCAGAAAATTCGAAGGGCAGAGCACCGGTGAGCATTCCCATCTTGAGCCACTCAAGATAGACGGGCTCACAGAACGTCTCGGCCATCCAGCTCTGCATATTCATGAACATATCGCGTTCCTGGAGGGCTCCCTGCCTCATGCTGGAGTAGTTGACGCCCTCCAGATCGGAAACGAGGCTGTTGTAGCTGATGCCCATGCTGGCTGCGATCTTCTGGAGCACTGCCTTGCTGAATTCCTTGAAGTTGGCGTTCGGCGATTGAGGATCAAACCCTTTGAAGTCGTAACCCGGGGGCAGAAGCTCTACGACGCCCGGTTCAACCTCCCGAGAGTAGGCGTCGTCATCATCCTCATCCTCATCGCCACTGTACTCGGCCTCGCTGGCTTCTAGATTCCGCGTCAGGAATCCCATTTTCGCACTGGCGACCCGCGCGCTGACCAGCTCACTGAACTGATACTCCTTGAGCTGCTTGAGATCGGCCATCACCGAGTGCAGCCATGGGTAACCCCTAAGCTGGCTGGCTCTCTCTGGGTCGTAGACGTGCAAGAGATCCTCCGCCGGTATGCGCAGACGAGCATTTGCGCGTCGGTGCAAGCCCGACTGATCAAGCGGGTGATAACGCCAGACGTGGTACGCCTGGACAACCCCATCCTCGTCCACCTCGATCCCAGATCGCACGACGTTGCCGTTTTGGAGATCGGTATTAAACTCGATGTCCATGAAGTCCGGCTCGATAAGCTTGAGGCTCAGCCCCATCGGATATTTGCGACCCCGGAGAAACTGAATCAGGGCCTCACCGTCGCGGGCCACGTAATCGAGGACCATTCGCTGAGTCCGCATCCATGACAGCCCGGTTGGGGTCACCCGTTTTGCCCAAAAACCGAAGTAACGCTTGAGACGCTTGTTGCCGTTGCTGTCGAGCTTGTTCTGCGAGTTGCGAGCGATCGGGCGCGGCTGGATGCCGACCTTACCAACGACGTTGTTCTTCAGGATTCTGAAGTACGACTTGGCAATCGAGTCATTGCGGGCCAAATCGCGGGAACGAGCCCGGAGGCTCTCCAGGTCCTGCCGGATCTCCGAGTTGATATCGGCTGCTGTGATGATCCAACTGTTCTGTAAACGACTAGCCTTGGCGGCCTCAAAGGCGCGCTGCTGGCGTCTGCGTTTCAGAATCTGTCGCGTCTGCTTCTGATTAAGGTCGGAGCTGCTCATAGGACGTACTTGACCTTGGTTCGCCCACCGGTGCCACGCTCTCTGGCGACCTCGGTGCGGTAATAGTTTCGCCATTCGACCAGCTCGGCAGGCGTCATCCGAGTCAAGCTACGTCCATGGATCGAGTAGCTCTGCTGATCCTTGGTCGCGCGGTTCTCCAAAAGAGCCTCGACGGCGGCCAGCATTTTCTCCGCGTGGCTGCGGCGATCGGCAATCGGAGCGATGTCCGCGCGCAGAACAATCTCGGTCTTGCCCGCGTAGACGCTGTGTTCCTCGGTGTCACCGGTGTCGGTGACGTAGGCCGTCCAGTCGTACCAGCCCTCGTGCTTCCACGTGGCCGTCGTTGCTTTGTCAACCGAGACGAGGTAGCTGGATCCCGATGCCGTCGCGTCGAAGGTGATCCGGGCAAGGGAACTGAGCAGCACGTAGTGGAGAACGTAGTCTGCTGCTGAGTATTTTGTGAGGGTCCCGCTGAGCTGGAGGGTGTCGCCGGCGAAAATCTGCCTGGGGAGAATGAGGGTCGTCAATGTCGTCAAGCTTTGAGCCTCGATACGTAGCCGGGTTTGCGTGGACGTTTGTGAGTTCTGGCCTCTCTATTTACGCCTGCGGACTCCTCGCTGGCAGTAGCCGACGCGGGGATCCTCTTGATGTTGCTGCGCTCTGTCCTCTCCACGTCAACCTTAATCCCCGCCCTGGCCGCAACGGCGTAGACAAAAGTATCTAGAGCCTCATTGCGTTTGCCCTTCGGGAGCTGGAAAATCTTGTGTGGAATGCCGTAGCTGTAGCGTGTGACGACCTTTTCGGCGGTGAGCTGCTCGAAGTAATCGGCCTCAAGGTCCTCCGGGAAATGTATCTGGCCGGGTTGCCCGGGCTCGATGCGAAGCGACGAGTAGATAAACTCCTTGGCGGCGTGCACGCCGATCGAGTACAGCTTAACGTCCGCGTGCTTTTTTGATCTCGAAGCCCGCTTCGGGAAAATGGGCGTGCTGCGGACCGATGATCCTTTGACGGCCCACCACCGGCGTTGACTGTGCGCATTGCAGAAGCTATAGACCCGCTGCGTGTGATGTCCACCGGAGTCCAGGCTTGCGGCTACAATGGGCAGGAGAGCCCGGTCCTCTCGCTCATAGGTCCGCTGAAGGATCTCGGAGAGCTGCTTCCAGATCGATAGCGATGCTGGGTTACCATGCACTATCTCGTAGTCGACGACGTATATGTCCTCCGATTTGCACCACCCGAGCACCTGAATCTCCAGACGATCGTCCTGCGTGTCCACACCTGCGGTGAGGTAGACGACATCCCTGGGCACCTGCTTGAGCGTGTAATCCTCCTTGCGGTCGAGGAAGTCGATGTGCTCCAGGCTCTCGCCACGATCCTCCCAAACCTCACCAAGCTTCAAGTTCGTGAACGTCTGGAGTAGTTCTTTCGAACTGCGTGTGCGCAGAAACTCATCGGCCAGCTCGCGAAGCTTGACCCAGGGCGAAATGATCGCCGAAAGATGGAAGCCCGCGACGCGCCGGTCTGGAAAGGTTGCTCTCCAGTGGCCCCGGGCGACTGCTCGTAGGCGCTCACCCTCACCATGCTCATGCTTACAGGCGGGACACTCAAGGACCGCCGTGTGAGTCTGATGCTCGCTGTCGCCGCGTTGCCACTTGACGTGCGCCCAACGTGGAGACCATTCCTGATGGCAGTTGAAGCAAGGGATGTAATAGTGGCGCTGATCAGACTGCGCATAGGCGCTCTCGACCCGCGAGAAGCCGGCGACGGTTGGGGTCGAGACTCCGACAATTTTGCGATTGTAGAAGTTCGCCGTCCGCTGCCGAGCCAACGAGACCGGGTCCCCTTCGGTGCCGGCGCTTGCTGGGTAGCGATCCACCTCGTCCATGCAGAGGACTCGGATCGGCCGCGATGCCAGCCCGGACGGGGCATTGGCACCGATGATGTTTAGGTTCCCCCCGGGGAACTGCTTGCTCTGAATCGTGTTGGCGCTGTCGCGGGACTTGCTGTCGCTAACGAGGCCACGCAGGGCCGGCGTATCGCGGATCATAGTGGCCACCCGGTCCTTGGAGAACGCCTTGGACGTCTCAACCGTTGGCTGCACGAGGAGTATCGGACTCGGATCCTGATGGATGTAGTAACCTAGCACCATGAGGATCAACTCGGATTTGCCGATCTGAGAGGCGGACATAACCCAAACCTCCTCGTACTCGGGGTCCGAGATGGTATCCATGATCCCTCGCAGATACTCGGCGCGGGCCGTCTTCCACTTTCCGGGCTCTGCGGACGACTCAGGCGAGAGATGCCGATAGGTGTCGGCCCATTCCGATAGGCTCAGACGTGGCGGTGGCTTCAGGATCTGCTGGCGGGCTCGAACCAGCGCGCTTGTGAGATCGCCGTACTTCACTGCGACAGCTCTTCCAGAATGCTGCGGATCTCAGAGTCGAGGATCTCCCGGATGGCATTGATGTCGGTCTCAATCAGCACGAGTGGCGCGATCTTGGGGGGCAGAGATAGCAGACGTGCGCGGATAGCAGTGTACTCGGCTGCCACCTTATCGGTCACATCGCTGATCGGGATGAGCTTGCCCTGGCGCTCTGCCAGCTCCAGCTCTTTGAGTGCGGCGTCCGCCATTTCCTTGGTCAGCTTTGCCTCCTGGATGCGACGACCGAGGTTGACACCGTCAACATCGTCTCGCGGTCGGCCGACTGAATGCTTGTTACGATAGTCAGTCAACCAGGCTTTGCAGACAGTGGGATCGAACTTGTAAGCACGCCCGCGTCCTCCTGTGACTGCAGCCGGCATTCCGAGCGTGATGTA